CTGGACAATATTTCAATAAGAATGCAAAAGCAAATCTTGATGCATAAGAACTCGTCGATTTGGCGCAATTCAAAGAATAACCCAATCGCTTAATCTTATCACCACAAAAAGTGATAAACCGAGTTCTATACATTTCAAAGAATGCCCATCTAATTTCACCTTCTTCAGAAAAATCAGAATTGGAACTTATGTCATCACCAAATAAATTAGGGTCAATGTCCATATCATCAGGTAAAAACCAAGAAAAACCTAAATGTGGTTTGTCCTGCACTATCATCACATGTTTCATTTTTTCATTTTTCTGTTTTTTCTTCTCTTTTTCAACTTGTTTGTCTTTCTTATCTTTAAGTTGTTTTCTTCGTTCTTTTGCTTGGTATTTTAAAGCACCAAACTTTATTTCTCCACTGTGTGGAGAAAACTGTAGTTTACGTACTACAGAAGTTAAATCGTGTTTAACTACGTTTCTCTTTTTATAAAGAGGAGAACTCTTAAGTGTTACACCAACACATGGTGTAAAAACTTCTTGGCACATTTTAAGATTTATTACGGGGGTGCTCGCTGAGCTTCGCGAAAACTTAATTATCATTAAAAAGGGTTCGAAAAAGTTATATGATCGTGAACTTTTGTCTTTACACTAAATAATGTATTGTGCTAATATAAAATAACAAATATAATTTTGCAATCTAAATCACATCGCTATGGATCTTATGCATTTGCTGCCTAGACAAATTCAAAAGATGCAAAATTATCTTACTAATAAAAATAAATTAAATCCGAGTCTAAATTAATGTGGTTCCCACTACTCAATATATATAATCCAATTATAGGCTGTGCTAAACCATAAAATATACATATATACGTAAAAGCAAGGTTACAGTTAAAATTTATTTAAATGTTGAGAAACTTTGGTTTCATAAAAGCCAAATACAAAATTTCAAAATTACATTAAAAGGAATGGGTTATAAAAATATCAATAATAATCTGTTTAATAAATTAAACGTCGAGTTTCGTTACCTAAAAGGTTGCGGATTCCTACCGCTATTTTAATTGTCATAAACTTGTTCATTTTCTAGAACGTTACCTAATCCAAAGCAGGTCGATTATTTC